CTAAGACCTTGAATACCTTGGCGACCTTGAGTACCTTGGAAACCTTGTGGCCCTTGAATACCTTGAGCGCCTTGATTTCCTGCAGTTCCTTGAATACCTTGAGCACCTTGATCTCCTTTAATACCCGCCTGTCCAGTCAATCCTTGAGTACCTTGATAACCTTGCGATCCTATAGATCCTTGAGTACCTTGATTTGCTCTTCCTTGAATACCTTGAGCTCCTTGGAACCCAGCAGATCCTTGAGCACCTTGTGAACCAACACCTTGCAATCCTTGAATACCTTGAATTCCTTGATTACCTTGATTACCTTGAGTACCTTGGAAATTACTCAAAAATCCTTGAAGACCTTGAATACCTTGATTACCTTGCGTACTTTGAATTCCTTGAGCACCTTGACCAACAAATTCACCAGAAAGTCCTTGAGCACCTTGAGTTCCTTGAGCACCTTGAGTTCCTTGAGCACCTTGTCCAACAAATAAACCAGAAACGCCTTGAATACCTTGACGACCTTGAGTACCTTGAGTACCTTGATCACCCACAGTTCCTTGACTCCCCACAGAACCAACTGATCCACTAATACCCTGAAATCCTTGTGATCCTATGGATCCTTGAATACCTTGATTTGATAATCCTTGAGTACCCTGATTTCCTTGAATACCCTGAAATCCTTGAGATCCTATAGATCCCTGAGTACCTTGATTTGATAATCCCTGAGTACCTTGAGTACCTTGATTTCCTTGAGTACCCTGAGATCCTTGAGATCCTTGAGTACTCTGATTTCCTTGAACACCTTGATTTCCTTGACGACCTTGAGTACCTTGAGCACCTTGACCAACAAATTCTCCACTTATACCCTGATTACCCTGATTACCCTGATTACCTTGATTACCCTGAGTCCCTTGAGTACCTTGGGCACCTTGAGAACCTTGACGACCTTGAGTACCCTGAGTACCCTGAGTACCTTGAGTACCCTGAGTACCTTGAGTACCTTGGAAATTACTTAAAAATCCTTGAACACCTTGAGCACCCTGAGTACCTTGAGCACCCTGAGTACCTTGAGCACCCTGAGTACCAGAAGGTCCAGTAGAACCAATTCCAGAAAGACTACTTGTTTTTATCCAATATCTTTTTCCAATTTCTCCCGCTACTGCACCTAAAAGGTATTGATCTCCTACTGGAAAAGGATTTGCAACAACAGATGATACACCAACTATTGGATCTCCTAAATCTGGTTCTGCTTGCTCTAATCCCAGATATTGGTAACGATCCGATGTAATACCAGTTTGTCCAAATCTTTTTACTCTTCCAGAATTATATTTTGTCATTTATTTTATTACTGCTTAGCAGTTTCAAGAACACTTAAAATAAGATTCAATACTCCATTTGCATTTGCTTGAATTTTAATAGCATCATTAGTTTCTAATGCCAGTCTCCCATCAGAAACCAAATTATAAGCATCATTTGGAGGAATTGAAACTGCATTTGCAAAAACATAATCCGTAGGACTATCCGTACCCCTATAATGTGATGCTGTCACTGAATATGTACTTGCAGATGCTCCTACGGAAATATTAGCAACTTTGGAAAGAATAACAATTGAAGATACTCCAATTGGGCAAGTATAAATTCCAACATTATTTGTTGTAATTCCGACTCGTATTGTTCTAAATTTATTAAGTGCAATTGCTGCCATTTTTTTAACTCAATGCAATGATTAGGGGTGTTACTGTATTTAACAGACTTTGACTGAACGCCCTTCCAGAAATAGTACCAGTTAATTGATTAATTACAACGCCATCACCAATTTGGAAGTTACCGCCTTGATTTGTACTGGTATAAACAACTTGTCCACCATTACGTTTATCAGTTTCATTTTCCTGAATAGTAACTCCACCCAATGCGGGTTTTGCAGTATTAATATCTGTACCAGATCCTACCCATTCAAGTGAAATTGATGTTGCAATCTGAAGGCTGATTCTTGAGAAATAAACTGTCGTACCAGGATCAACACTATTATTTAGATTCTGTGTCAGAATAACAGTTGAGATGCCAGAAACAGGAAGTGTTGCAGTTTGAATCGTATAATATAAAGGATATAATACTGCTGTTGCATCACCACCAACTCCAGATCCTCCAGGAGCATTGGAAATTGTTACATTAGGAACTGTTGAATATTGACTTCCAGTACTAATAACATCAATGGAAGTTATAATACCATTTTCATCCACATTTGCGGATGCTTCTGCACGAATTCCACTAGGACCTTCTGGAAAATCAATTGTCACATTTGGTGGATTAAGTTGACTATATCCACTTCCACCATTAGTAACTTGAAGAGAATTTATTTGATAATATAATTCTCCAAAATAAATTGCCTGACCATCATATGGACGTTGCCCGCCCAATCCAGAAATTGTCACAGTATCAGTTTCAATTTCAGCACTATTAACTACTTCACCAGTATAACGGTAAATTGATTTTGTCTCATAATCTCCAACACCATCAGATACTAGTCCATAGTTTCCGAATGAACAGTTGGAGTTTGTAATGTCGCATTGTCCACCAGACTTAGTAAAGATGCCAATATCATCGCAAATTGTAAAGATCGAAACTAACTGAGAATATGCACCATTTGTAATTGAGCATCCAATTCCACCTTGATTGTATTGTGTATAAGAGTCAACACTCATGGTCCCAGTTACACCAATATCTTCTGCCTCTCCAGGTTCTGCGTTAAATCCATCAACTCTCATTCCAATACTATCTGGAATAAAGTTTGTACAGTTTCTAATATAAGGACCTTGAGTAATAGGACCAACACCCTTAGAATATGGAGGAAGAACTACGCCACCAGTAACATACTTATGTGCCATTGGTGCTGTACCAACGTTAACAGTAAATGTACTTCCAGTGCCAACAACACTTAATACTCTAAAATCATATCCATTATTTCCTGTTGGATAGATTGTAGTTGTTCCAGAACCACTTAAACAAGAAAACTCCAAATCACGAATGGTTACAAAATCTCCAACTCTCACATTCAAATTTGGAGCAGTGATTGTGGTAATTCCAGTTAAATTATTATATGATGCAGTGGTAACACCTACTGAACGATTTATAATATATCCTCCAGAAACATATGTATGTGGAATAGTACTAATTCCAGTATAGATGTCAAATGTCCCATTTGGATAGACTTTTTCAATATAAAACTCATATCCATATCTTCCAGATGGGAATAATTGAGTCGATGTTGGTCCACCAGATGAACAAGAGAAAAGTAAATCACGGACTTCGATAATATCACCCTTTTTCAAAGAGAATCCTTGTGATGTAATTGTTGTTTTACCACTCTTTTCATCATAAATTGCATTTTGAATTTTTCTAATCGAATCAAATCCAGATCCCCTATTTCCGGGATATGTGGTATTAAATCCAACATATGCAAATGCTGTAGATCCAAATCCTACAATTGAAGTTACAATGCCAACACAAGATTTTAATGCTGATGCAACATCGGCACACGAAGCAATAACATCATTAAATCCGGTTTTAGGATCAACTTGCATTGCAAGATCTTTGATTTGTGTGTATTGATTTTGGAAGTTTGTGTATTTTTGAATTGTTCCACCCGAAACATAAGTATGTGGTAAGGTTGATTGTCCAACTACAACTTCAAATGTGTTCACTCCAACTATAGATTTAACTGGGAAAATATACCCAAGATTTCCACTTGGATATAATAATGTTCCAGGTCCAGAAGGGCAAGTGAATCCAAGACCAGCAATCTTTACTGGATCATTTTTAGTCAATCCGTGGTTTATTGCGGTTATAGTTGTAATACCTGTATTTGCATCATACACAGCATTTACCACAGTGGTTCCCAATCCAACAGGATAACCTCCCCAGGAGCAGTTATTAATTACGGCTCGGGCAATATTGAATGAATAATTAAATGTTGAGATTGTTTGTTGAACTTCTCCAGGATTATGAAGAATTTGTGGAATTAGATTCCAATTAGAATCATAATAAGCTTTACCTGCCGCAACCGATCTAGAGTTTCCACCTCTTGTAATATCATGAATTATACACTTCCATACCGATCTAACATCATCTGAACAATCTCCACTTTCAAGTACAACACCATAACGAACTGATGGTGCAGTTAATGTACTTGCTGCCCCAATCATATTGGTCACAATACCGACAAGTTGGCGAATAGTTGTTCCGACACCAACACATCCACCATTTACAATAATTACCGATGCATCTTTGATTTGGGAAACACTACCAATTCCAGATTGATATGAAATTGGAGGAGTATAATTATTAATCACATGAGTTGCAATTCCTGCAGCATAATTTAGTGCAGCAATTGTTGCTCTTTGAGTTGCAATACCAGTAATATGAATTAGACCACCAGAACTATTGAAATATGAATATCCCGCACCAATTGATTTGCGATTACTGTTTGCCTTAAGATCATAAGAAACAGCATTCATAATGCTGACAACATCTTCCCTACAGTTTGTATAATCTCCGCTTGATAATGTAAATCCATATCCAACAGGTGATGTTAAGAATCCAACTGCTTCTGCAGAAATATAATTTAAGTTCTTATCAATTAGTCTTGCAGCATCTTGCTCTCTGTGACTGCCTGCAAATCCACTAAATCCACTTGTTAAGAATCCAACAGATTCTTTTGCAATATAATCTAAATTCAAACGAATCATTCTTGCTGCATCAAAGAATCTATCTGTCGCCACACCAGATAGTGGTTGTAAAGAAACGACAGCAGATCCACTGGTCATATTTGGTCCAATGAAACTTATATTAGTAATGTGGCATCCATTGTTTACATAGAATAGATCCTGATCTGGATATTGTGGTGTTACTACACAGTTACGAAGTTCTGTTCCCTGTACTGATACTGTTTTTGCCAGAACAATTGGATTATTTTCAACATATACTCCCGGAAATACTTTAATTGTGTCTCCAAACAAAGCAACAGAGGCAGCTGATTTGATAGTTCTTTTTGGATAATTTTCTGCTAATCCAGTATTATCATCATTACCAGTTTGAGAAACATAAATTGTTTTTCCAATTGGACGATATGCATCAACAGTTACCCTACCTTTTCCTGGATTTTGTGTTGAGGTAATATCAATACCAATACCAGGTACTAATTGCGTTACAATTCCAACTAGATTTACACCACTACCAAAATATTCCGTGGAAGTTGTTGTTCCTACAACTGTTAAAGTATTTGTTACAATACTTGTTCCAATACCAACACTACCGGATGATGGATTATAAACTAATTTTTTAGAAGAAACATATTCATTATTTGTTGTTCCACTTGTTTGTTTTACGAATGTTAGATAATCAACTTCATTGGTAGTATTATTGTCTTCTAATACTATGACTCCAGAACCAGGAATTCCTTGAAGACCTTGGTTTCCTTGAGTACCTTGGCGTCCTTGAGTACCTTGAGTACCTTGAGTACCTTGAGGACCTTGAAAAGATGCTGCACCCTGAAGTCCTTGATTAGCCTGAAGACCTTGGCGACCTTGAGTACCTTGAACACCTTGATTACCCTGAGTACCTTGAACACCTTGATTACCCTGAGTACCTTGAGTACCCTGAGTCCCTTGAAAAGATGCTGCACCCTGAAGTCCTTGATTACCTTGTGTACCTTGTGTACCTTGATTACCTTGAGTTCCTTGGAAATTACTTAAAAATCCTTGAACACCTTGGTTTCCTTGAGTGCCTTGAGTGCCTTGAGCACTTTGTTGTCCTTGAGTGCCTTGAAATCCCTGATTACCTTGTGTACCTTGTGTACCTTGATTACCTTGAGTACCTTGATTACCTTGAGTACCTTGGAAATTACTTAAAAATCCTTGAACACCTTGGTTTCCTTGAGTACCCTGGTCACCTTGAGTACCTTGGAATCCTTGAGTACCTTGAGCACCTTGAGTACCTTGGAAATTACTTAATGGTCCTTGAAGTCCTTGGCGACCTTGATTACCTTGCGTACCTTGATTACCTTGCGTACCTTGATTACCTTGAGTTCCTTGACGACCCTGATTTCCTTGAGTACCTTGAGCACCAAGGCCTTGATTACCTTGAAGTCCCTGAGTACCTTGGAAATCACTTAATGGTCCTTGAAGTCCTTGAGTTCCTTGGAAATTACTTAATGTACCTTGATTTCCTTGAGTACCCTGGCGCCCTTGAGCACCCTGAGTACCTTGAGTACCTTGGGCACCTTGAGTTCCTTGGAAATTACTTAAAAATCCTTGAACACCTTGACGACCTTGGGGACCTTGAATACCTTGAGCACTTTGTTGACCTTGAGTACCTTGAGTACCTTGGAAATTACTTAATGTACCTTGGTTTCCTTGAGCACCTTGGTTTCCTTGAGCACCTTGAGTACCCTGGGACCCTTGAAAAGATGCTGCACCCTGAAGTCCTTGATTACCTAATCCTTGAGTACCTTGAGTACCTTGATCACCTTGAGTACCTTGATTTCCTTGAGTACCTTGGAATCCTTGATTTCCTTGTAGACCCTGGCGACCTTGATTTCCTTGTAGACCCTGGCGACCTTGGTTTCCTTGAGTACCTTGATTTCCTTGATTTCCTTGAAGACCTTGATTTCCTTGATTTCCTTGATTTCCTTGAAGACCTTGGTTTCCTTGATTACCTTGAGTACCCTGGTCACCTTGAGTACCTTGGTTTCCTTGATTTCCTTGAGTACCTTGGGGCCCCTGGCGTCCCTGAGTACCTTGAGTACCCTGGTCACCTTGAGTACCTTGGTTTCCTTGATTACCTTGGGTGCCCTGGTCACCTTGAGTACCTTGGTTTCCTTGATTACCCTGGCGACCTTGAGTACCTTGAGCACTTTGTTGACCTTGAAGACCTTGATTTCCTTGAATACCTTGATTGGAAAGTCCTTGAGTACCTTGGGCGCCCACGCGCCCTTGAGCAGCTTGAGTACCCTGGCGACCCTGATTACCTTGGTTTCCCTGATTACCTTGGACACCTTGATCACCTTGAGTACCTTGGCGACCTTGAGTACCTTGGAAATTACTTAATGGTCCCTGAAGTCCTTGGCGACCTTGAGTACCTTGAAATCCTTGGCGACCTTGAGTACCTTGAGCACCCTGAGTACCCTGAAAATTACTCAAAAATCCCTGAACACCTTGATTTCCTTGAAGTCCTTGAGTACTTTGGTTTCCTTGAGTACCTTGGAAATCACTTAATGGTCCTTGAAGTCCTTGAAGTCCTTGAGTGCCTTGACGACCTTGAAGACCTTGAAGACCTTGAAGACCTTGATTACCTTGAGTACCTTGGAAATCACTTAATGGTCCTTGAAGACCTTGAAGACCTTGAAGACCTTGAAGACCTTGATTGCCTTGGTTTCCTTGAGTTCCTTGGTTTCCTTGAGTGCCTTGACGACCTTGAAGTCCTTGATTACCTTGAAGACCTTGAAGACCTTGATTACCTTGAGTACCTTGGAAATCACTTAATGGTCCTTGAACACCTTGAACACCTTGAGTGCCCTGAGCACCTTGACGACCTTGAGTACCTTGGTCACCTTGAGTGCCTTGATTACCTTGAGAACCAAAACCACCAGTAAATCCTTGAGCACCTTGACGACCTTGAGTACCTTGGACACCTTGATCACCTTGAGTACCCTGAGTACCCTGATTGCCTTGGTTTCCTTGAGTACCTTGAGTACCTTGAGTACCTTGAAATCCTTGAGTACCTTGAGTACCCTGGAATCCTTGATTGCCCGGAGTACCTTGAAGTCCCTGTAGACCTTGGCGACCTTGAAGACCTTGAGTACCTTGTCCAGAAAATTGCCCACTTGTACCCTGAATAGCTTCGACGGATGCGTATCCTAGATTATTCCAAGGAGTAACTCCATCACCAAACTTAAAGCGATTAGTATCAGATTCAATACCTAAAGTACCAGCTGATAAAATTTCATTTTCAGATTCCCATTCTGAAGCTAATTGATATTTACCATCTTGAAGATTTGGTGCAATAATATTTTTAAAAAAAGTTACCTTTTCATTAAAATAAGATTCATTTCCAAATACGGTAATATCTGCCATTTTATGAACCTATCACTGTAGTTTTTGCTATATCAAACGCTTTACCAACAATATCTCCACCAACAAAACTTCCAGAAAATATTTGACTACCAAAAGATTGTTTAATCGCATTTCCAGTTAAAGCATCAATATCAGCTTTATTACCCTTCATTAAAATTCTACCAGATCCAGAATTTAATGTAATATTTCTTCCCGCTTTAATATCTACGTCTTCATCTGCATCTATCATTATATTTTTCCCCTTAATTCTAACTGAACCATTTCTCATTGCTGTAATAGTAACATCTCCACTCATTCCCGCAATTACAATGTCTACCCCGTCACTACTTTCCTTATTTCCTGCAATAATTTCAATATGCCTATCATTATAAATTCTATATGATCCAGATTCAGTTAAACCGACAAGATTGACATCATTGTTGTCAGTTACTCCATAAAGAGCATAAACATTTGTTCCGTTGGATCCCATTTGGGGATTAGTAACGTCAATTCTAAACTTTGGACCTAAACTCCAAATATCTCTTGCTTCCCAATTTTGATTCGGTCTTTCTGCCATTTTATGTTATACAGTCAACTACTATTTTTAATTCTCCCTGAGGAGTTGTTGAAAGTTCTCCAACAATTGGTTTTAATATTGCTCCAACACCAGTTTTCGATTTAATTTTAATAACTGGTAAATCTGATATTGTCATACTATTTATTGGTCGTCTCTGAGTAAGTTTTTTATTAGTATTGGTATTGGTACTAGAAACTGTTAGTCCAGGATTTTCTTGAATGATATTTGATATGATTTCTGGGGTCAGGGTGTCTTGTAAGGTTATGGAAACTGACGTAACAGTTCCAACATCATCAACAATTAGATTGTAGGTATTATTATAATTATCAGTTCCGACATCTCCAGCATTGTATCCTATTCCACCATTAATAACTGCAACTCTAACAACACCATATGGTTTGTATTGTGGATTTGTTTCAGCAGTAGATACTGATGATTGGAAATTAACATCTCCTAAAGGATAATTTTCACCTTCTGATACCATATAAATCTCAACTATTTCACCAGCATCATTAATTATTGATCTAGCAACAGCCCCATATCCTTGATTACAATTATCGACAAATTCTACAAATGGTGGATAACGATATCCCGATCCAGCATTATCTAATCTAACTCCAATTATACTTGCGGTTCTTTGTTCGGTAATATTATTATTGTTTAATACATTGTTAGCAAAATTTCCCAAAATTGCTGTTGCTGTTCCCCCAGATCCACCACCACCAAAAATACGAACTTTGGGAGGCCCACACGATGTTGGTTTCCCAGTATAACATCCCCCTAAAGGACTATTAGTTGCAGGGGTTTTTGTTCCTGCTCCAAAAATATCCCATTGACCATATTCTTGATTAAATGTGAAAGTTGGAGATGCTTCCGATAAAGTAGTATCTGTAATTGGAGAAATTAATGAAAAACTTGATCCAACATCATAATTTGTAGAAATTCCAGAATATGCCCTTTCAACAGAAATTTGATTGATTTTTGGATTTATTGAAGTAATTTTCATAATTTCAGAATTACTTGTAAGTAATCCATCAACTTCAAAACCATTCAAATTATCAAATAAAAGAGTATTATCGGTTTTAGTAACTATACTAGTTACTTTTCTTAATCCTACGTAATTATCTTTTACAATAGAATCATTTTCTTGAACATCTTTCACATATGGTGATAGTCCAACAGCTGCAGCAACATTCATATTATCCAATATACTTTTAAAGGTGCTCTCTTCATTTTCGCTTGATTTTGCACCACTTCCAATAGTCCATTCTTTAACAAGTCCAGAACATTTTCCCTTTGATTGGTTGCAATCAAACAATCCACCAATAGATTTAATTGAATCAATGCCACTACGAAGAAAATTAGCAACATTAAACCCCCCAATTAAAGATAGGAGTTTTTGCACCCCATTTAAAGGTCCTGCAAGACCTTGAACAATCTTATTAATAATTCCATTCATAAATGCACCAGAAAATTGATTTCCAGCACATGTAACAAAGTTGTCAACATTATCTAAGACAGATTTTAAAAGATTTTTTACAATACTGCCAAGTCCACTTACAATTTTTCCAGCAACACATGGAATTGCTTCTTCCAACTTTTTAACTGGATTAATCATAGCAGTTTGTGCTGCTACTCCTGCTAAATGTGCAATTCCAGGATTTAGTGTTGCTGCCAATACTTTTGCAAAAACTGTTTTAAATAATAATTGAAGACCTTTTTTAAGAAGTGGAATAAGTTTATTGAAAAGAGAGTTGAACATTTGTCCAACTATGTTATTTGCAATCGAAACTATTTTTTCAACCGAACGACTAATTTCTCCGGCAATATTTGAAACTTTTGAAACTCCATCAGATACCTTATCCAACAAATTAGTTACTTCAGTTATTATTCCCTTTACTGCAGTATCATCACAAGTATTTGCGAATACAATTTTTTTACCTACACCACTGTAATATGCAATTTCATCTTTAGTTTCTTTATTTGAATTTAATTTATTAATAACCTTTGGCGGAACATCTCTTGGAGATTTCTGAGATGTTGAATTTGATTCACTTGTTTGACTATTATATACTTTACCATTTGGATCTGCAACATTATCAGTATACCCAGTAAATGGAACGAATGGAGAAACATAGTCATTGGATGGAACTTGACTTGTTCTACCAAAAAGTCCCATAATTACAGGATTTTGTCCATTATCTCCGTCCAAGAAAAATCCAAAAACAACATCACCAGGTCGAAGTTTGGGATTTGTTGAGTAATTTGCTGCGCCAGATCCAGAAGTTGTTGGAAGAAGAACTTGCGCCCAGGGCAAATCTTCATTCTTAAGTTCTACATTATTATATGGGTGATAACCCATAATACGAACTTTACAACGATTTCCCCATCCACCACCATTAGTCTGCTTTCCTTGAGACTCAATTGGTGGAATTTGCCCAATCCACCAACGAAATCCATCTCTTCCTATAAAATTACTTTGAAGTAGTGATTGATCAATCATTTCTTTTTGGGTCCGAATGTATCTCTAATTAACTTCATAGAAGTATATGATCTTTCAACATCAAAATGATGGCATAATTCTTTTATCATATATAGACCACTTGTTTCTGAATCATATTCTTTTGCATCAGATTCGGAAATTTTGGGAAATTGACATTCGATAATATCACCTGCTCTCAAATTTGTATTTGAGGGAACCATAATACTCATAGTTTGTGTGAAAAGAGTGTTATATCTCATCAATGATTGTGATTGGTGTAATGATGGATCCGAATTTTGCGATGTAGATACGCCTGGATCCATTGTTCCAACATCCAAAATTTGACTCATAATTCTTGTTGGTACTTCATCGAGACCTAGATTGGAACTATTTGAAATTTTTGGAAGTTCTAATTTTTTACCTAGATTCTTTGTTTTTTTAGAATAATTATTATATGTAAATACAGTGTTTGAAAAATTAAAATCCAATGGATTGAAGAATAATCTTTGACTAGAATACGCCCCTAATCTAAGTTTTTCTATTAGATTTTGATTTTTATCAGTAATATAATTTAAAATTTTCAAATCATTATCATCTTTCTTATCTTCAGAATCATAAGAAGTTGTTGCTTCACTATATGTGTATGTTGCTTTTGGAGATTGTTCAATCAAATTATCAATAGATCTAAATTGGAATCCATCAATTGTTTGATAAAATAAAAATCCTGCTGTACCAGATCCAGAAGATTCGGGAACAGATTTTGATGCTAACCAAGTTAAAATTGTAAATGGTTTTCTCATATTTCCAACAAAACCATATTTGTTTGAGGTCTTATCAATTTTTCCAATTTTTTTCGCTATCAAATAGTCATTAAGAATTGCTCTAACAGAATTATCAATTGTTGATGATGGGTTAAATTTTTTTGGAACTCTAGAAGTTTCATTTGTAATTGATTCTCTTGAAGTTAAATGAAGAGTAAAACTTTCTCTTTGAGTCTCAGAAATTACATCAGTAATACTTGAAACATAAAGATAACCATTAGAATTTTTTGAAAAATCTAATCCTGGATTTTTTTCACTGTTTCCTGAAATTCTTATTGATAATCTCTCTCCACCTCTTAAAGGAAGTCCATTATAAATTGATTGCTTATCTCCATCTGGATTTTCTTTGGGAGCAATTACATTTCCAGTGTCCATTACTTTAATTTTGGCAGTAATGGTAGGTGAAAAAATATCTTCAAAATATTCAACTGCAATAGTACCACTACTAATATCAACAGTTCTACTTTGATCGTTTGATTCTATAATTAATTCTTCAAATATAGATTTTTTTATTGACATTATAGATACGCTAGCTCTAGAAGAAGTTTTTGCTTAATAAATCTATTTAACAAGTAAGTATTATCTACTTGACCAGTAGGTTTTTTTCCTTCTGTTGGATAAGATGCTACTGTGGTTTGTGGAGGTGGTGATGATTCGGGAACATCGACAACAATTGTTTGACCTTTTCTTTCTGGAGTAATTACTTGTTCAACATTTGATTTTGCTGTAGGATATAAATTTGCCTTCGCTGGTTTTCCAGAAAGATCCGATCCAGAAGATCCAGAAGCACCGTGAGAAACGGTAATTCCCTGACTTCCAACAATTTCTGCCTCTCTTCCATATCCTCCCCTATAATAGACCGAACCTACGGCAAAGGGAAATTTAGTTGCCGATCCTGGTTGAGATGGAAAAGTTCTTTGCACTGAAGGATTAGTTTCCTGTATATCAACTGCCATGCTGCTTCTTGCACCATGTGCTTGCTGTTCTGCAGCAATTTGAGATTTTAGAGTTGCATCATCTTTACTTGCAAAAATTCCAGCATTTCCAAAATAAACACTAGATCCTCTTGCAAACATTGCCTTTACAGCATAAAAGGCAACATCTCTAATTCTTGCAAGTATTGATGGATCATTTGTTTTGGAAGAATAATCCAAATGAAAATGTGTTGCATATAATTTATCTTTACCATTTCCAGATCCACCCTGAATAAATCCACCAGACCCACTTTGGGGTATAAGTGATAATCCAGTGGAAGTATTTGTAGGTTTTGTTGAGATTGTTGTTGGAGTTGGTTTTGCTGATTGTGTTGGTTGTGCCTTTGATACTGGAGTTCTTCTCGCCTGCTCAACAATTGCCCTTTCTTTAGTAGAGTATTTGGATCCTCCAGAAGTCCAAGGTGCTATTCCCCTTTCTTGCATTAATGCAAGTGCCATTCTATCTTGATTTTCGGGACTAAATTGATCGCTTGGTTTTAAACCTGCAGAATTCATTGCTCCTGGAAGAGTATTACCAATCATTTGATATTTTCCAGCAGCATGAACTCCCAAATCAGGTTTTGCGTTTCTTGGATATTTTCTTTCATTTTGACGATCAATGACTTCACCAATGGTCATATCAGTTAAATTTTTACCAATAATATCTTTTGAAGTTTTGCCTCCCATAGTTGATCCAACTATGTTTCCATTTTTATCAGTTCCTTGATTCATAGCATTATAATTGCCACCACTTTCTGGACCAGCAATAATATCCAATGCTTGTTTATGAATTCCTCCTACAGGGCTAGAAGGTGTTGATGGTTGAGGATAAAGTGTATTTGGCGCTTCTTCTCCTAATGGTGGTGCTTCTTCTTCAGTATCAGAAGATTGTGTAAGTGGTGTGGTTAATAATTTATAAGCTTGAAACAATTCATCATTTACAGATTGCATGGAAGAATTTAAATCTAAAAATGAATTTTTTACTCTGCCTGATTGATCAGTAAAATCAAAAGTTGCTATGTTAGTAACAACACTTGTTAAAAGAGTTCCAAAATTACTTATTATATTTAAAGTATCTCCTATAAAATCCGATATTAAACTTCCAACTTTAAATACTCTAGAAATAAATTCCTTTCCTATAAAAATTATTGTTGGCAAATTCTCAACTAACCATCCAGCAGTTAAAAATCCAAGAAATCCCAATAATCTCTGAAATGGTCCAGCAGAACTTGAACTAATCATTCTAAATCCACTTGTTGGATTTGTAGTTACTTTTGATGCTTCAATCCTATCTTCAATTTCCTTTCTTCTAGATGCTTCTCTTCTTCTTGCATCAAGAATACTTGATTTAAATGCCAATCTTTCCTTTTCTTTCGTATTAGATGATATTACTCTAGAAATTTTATTAATAGAAATATTAGATTTTAAGATTTGGTTTTTTGTAGTATTAATAGATCTATTAGCATCTTCGGATGCAAGTAAAGATAATCTAAAAGAACTGGATATAGATGCCATCTTACATTACCACATTATAATTTAACTGAGAATACAAGATATAAAAATTATCAGGGTTTGCTGAATTTATCAATGGAACATCAGTCATACTTTCACCAGTACTTGGAAAAACTTTCTGTGATTTTTGTGGAGATTGTCCAGATGATGTGACGATAACATTTGGTTTTGCTTCGGGCAAATTACCTACATTTGGAACTGGTTTTGGTATATTTTGAACTTGAGCTGGTTGTATATTTAATTTTTTCTCATTTGATTGAGTGGGTGAAGTTACTTCTGGAATATTTTGTTCATTTGTTTTAGACTCTACCTCTAATTTTTGTTCAGATTGTTTACTATCAAATGAATTTTCGATACGCTTAAATTCTGGATTTGATGTGTCAATATTGAAAGTATAATTACCAACTCCAGCAGTCATTGGTGTTTGTGGAGTAGATTTAATTTCAGGTTGTGTTGGTGCTGGTGAAGGTGTTGCTGAATTAATCTTTGGTTGTGTTGCTGTTACTGATGGTGCAGCTGCTGGTGAAGGTGTTGCTGAATTAATCTTTGGTTGTGTTGCTGTTACTGATGGTGCAGCTGCTGGTGAAGGTGTTGATTTTTGTGAATTAATTTTTGGTTTTGCTGTTTCTGATGATTTTTCTGCTGGTTTTGGTGCATTTGCTCCTGTAAGAAGGTCAGTACCTTTTCCTGCAAGTATAAATCCTGCAGCTCCACCAGCAATCATTCCTGGAAGTTTTAATGGTCCTGGCAATTTTGCCCCCATCTGAGCGCCTTTTTCTGCCCCATAAAGACTAGCAGCAGTTCCTGCTCCCGCCTGAACATTTGTTTGTCCCTCATTCTTTCTTTCTATAAATTCGGTAGCACCCAGAACAACATTAACGGCACCTTTAGCAACACCCTTAAGTACATTACCAGTATTTTTTAATAATCCACTAGTGGCACCCTCTGTTGCACCTTTAGTGGCGGCCGTTGTTGCGCCTTTAGCAGCACCACCACTAAAAATACTTTTTGCCGTAGATGTAACTGCTTTAATTGGAGCGGTAATAATTTTTCCAATCAATCCTGTAATTTTTGCAACAACACTTCCAAGTGTTTTAATAATTAAATTAAATCCACCTTTAATTGTAAAAAGAATTCCAGCGGCAATACCAAGATGTTTAATAATATTATTTTTAATCTCAGTAAGTTTACTCCTATCTCCTTGCTGCTTAGCATCAAAAAATTTAACTAACTCATTTGTTAGCCACCCAGCAAAAAGAAATGTGAGTGCCTTTTGAACATTACCAAAAATATCTTGAACTTTTGGTGTAAGTTTTTGAACTGGTATAAGAACTGCAGATTGTATTTTCTGCTCTATCTCATTTTCTTTACCAATTCTTATTTCCTGTTCTGCATATCTTCTTTGTCTTTCTGCTTCTGATATTAATCTAGATTGGTCGGAAGCACCATCTTGCTGAATTAATACTGCAATTTTTTCTAATCCAGAATTTAAAGTTACAACTTGCTGATTGAGATTTTTAACCTGAGTATCAAGTGCAATTAAAGATTGTTGATTTGTTTGTGCAAGTTGTAAATTTTGATTATTATTCTCTACATATTGGGATATAAAAGTAGTATCTCCCCTAAAGGATGAACTTGATATTTTTGTACTATTTAAAATTGCCTGCCTTACTTCTTTGGACAGCGGAGATCCTGTAATTGGATCTACTCCATTACTAGCAACTGATTTTAAATCAACTTCCGCCATTTGATTGATTCTTCAGATTTTCTTCTTCGATGTATTGTTGGAGAAGAGATACATAAATTTCTCTTTCCCAAGGTATCATATTTTCTAACTCCGTCAAAGAGTATTTATGATGTTGAATCAAAGCAAAGTTCGTTTTATAGTATGACGCAAGATCTTCATGCGACATACCTAAGCGAAAAAACTTGACAATCCCTCTAAAACAACTGTGCTTTCAACATTAGTATTTGGATTTTTGAGACTAACAGTATGAGAAAGTTTTGGCATAGTCTCAAAGAATTTTTCAATTTCTTTAAATTGATTAGAAGTTAATTGCTCCAAAAATTGAATTAGATCTTTGTTGGAAAAATCACTTGCATTCCAAGACTCTTCTTCGCTATAAACTTGCTCAATGCATGAACAGATCAGGTCAAAAGTATCATCAACACTAACATCATTAGTATTGGAAAAATTACTTTTAATAAATTCCTGTATAGATGGATACTTCATTCTCATTGTCAAAGCATCGTCCAATTTAATATCCCGAGAATGTTGATCACTAACTTCAACTTTAATTTCGTCAAGATTGATACTTACTGGTACTTTTGTTACACCATCATCTGGGCAAGTAATCAAAACATTTACAGTTTCTCCTACAGATTTTCCACGAATATTTAAAAATAGATATTCAATATCAAATGTGGATAGTTTTTCAATTTTGATTCCTCTTGTAATCAAACAGTTTGAAATTACATTTTTAACAGCATCTGCAATTTGCTTGGAATCTTCACTTTCCATTGCAATGATAAGAATTTTTTCTTCCTTTACAAGAAATGGTCTATATTTAATTGTTTTTTTAATTGAAGGAATTTCCAACTCATATGTTGGTGTAGAGATTGTTGGTAAAGGCATAATGACCTATAGAATTCAGTAAATTTATTTAGGGTCAAATTGTTTGAATAGGATTGTATGGTCCACCAACTCCTCTTGGTCTTGGATCATCCAATCTTCCCGTACCTTGATTTAGATTTCTCCAAAGCATTTCCTGCTTACCAGTAGCAAGTTTATTTGGCAATACACTATTGTCAATTGTAGCAGATGCTGGTATTAAATTATTGTTAATATTTTGATAAATTGATAAACTAGTAGTTCTTCCTGCAATATAACGATCAAATTGGAATGAAACGTTGATGAGCATTATATTTGAAGAACTATATGAAACTGGAATTGAGGATATGCTTAACGGGAAAAGTCCAATAAAGTTATACTCAATTTCTGCATTATAATCTCGATCAAATTTAATTATTTTTGTGGATTCCGATTTATAGTATTTTGGATACTGCATCCTAACAAAATATGCCTGAGATTCTTGCCGAATAGGATTAGAAACTCCTGCAATTGGATTATAAGAACCACTCGTAGTGAATTCCATCCAATATTCTAAAAATTTTAATATATTATAATTACTATCAACATAAAATTCCATCGAAATTTGAGAATAAACTTTCGAATGGGCAAATTTTTCTTGAACTCCTATATGATTATAAATCTCCCCAGATCCCAATTGAAATGTTGGAAGAGATGTGGAAGAACACAGAAGTCCAGCATCATTGGTAATAAATCTTTGAGTTATTCCTCTCCTATCCAAATAGGACAGCAATTGACCACTAAATCCACCAAATTGAACTTCATAGTGTGAAGTTTGGGCAAGATTTGAAAATAGTGGTTTAATGTCCGATATTCTACGCGGTGAAGCCACTCTAAATACCTATTATATGTCGTATTAGTATTTAGATGTCATATAAGGGAAAATATCAACCAGCATTCCCCAAAAAGTATAAGGGCGATCCATCAAATATCACATATAGGTCTTTGTGGGAACGTAAATTTATGGTGTATTGTGATACTAATGAAAATATTTTAGAATGGGGAAGTGAAGAATTGGCGCTTCCTTATAGATCTCCAATAGATAATCGCATTCATAGATACTTTCCAGACTTTTATATTAAGGTCAAAGAAAGTAACGGTTCAATTAAGAAATATCTAATTGAAATCAAACCAAAAAAACAAACAGTAGAACCAATACCACAAAAAAGAAAAACAAAAGGATATATCTATGAAGTTTATGAATATGCTAAAAATCAGGCAAAATGGAAAGTGGCGCGGGAATTCTGTGAAGATCGCCAATGGGAATTTAAAGTTTTAACCGAAGATGATTTGGGGATTAAATAATGGCATCTAAATTAACTGGATACGAGAAACAATTAGACAGTTATACTAAAAATGAATTGGTCGAAATTGCACAGAAATATACAATTTATTATATTGGAGAATCTGGTCAAGGAAAAACATCTGGTTATAGCAAATTAACAAAAGAAAAGTTAATTTCAATTATTCGTAATGATAATGACTATAAGGATGCAAATCCAAATATTAATAATAGACCAGTTAATAGAATTCAAAGACTGGTTAACAGTTTATATGGAACTGAGGAACCTGAGGAACTGATGGATTATATTTTGGAAGCACTGTCTGATGGAGGAAGTTCAAGTACATCCAAAGGAAAATACTACACCTTTTTATATTATGCAAAAACTCCAAGAATAACTTACGATCAACATCCACTTATTCTTGCTGGCGATTCTACTGCAAATGGATTTTATGGATTCAATTATCACTGGGGAAAAGTACGCCGATATACTTATCCAGAAGCTGCTAGTCCATTTTTTGAAGTTTCAGTTCGAGAATTTTATTCCTTGAAGCAACTTCCTTATGCAAAATATATTACAAAGACCTGATAAATAGTTAGAAAACAATAATGGCAGGATCTTTAAGATATCCGATTAAAAACATAGGAATAAATGATGATTATCTCAGAATAGAGATTGTTGAATATGTTCCACCTGGACTTGGGCAGCAAGGGCAAGGATTTGCATTGGGAACTACGGATCAAGCAATAAAAAATAATAAAAAACTATTACAGACGATTATATTACCAATACCACAAAATATTTCAGATTCAAATTCTGCTAGTTGGGGAGAAAATTCATTAGATTCTGTTGCGGGTGGACTTATGAGTGGAACTGCAGATGTAATGTCCTCATCAACTCCATTTAATACTGGATTAAAAGCAGTAAAAGGTGTAATTGATAAAGTTACGGGAGGAGTTACTGATGCTACAGGACAAAAAGCAGCAACGACAGCATTTACAGGATTAGCAGTACAAACATTATTAAGTGGAGAAGCAAATATTAATCAACTAGTTTCCAGATCAACTGGAGCAGTTATTAATCAGAATGTTGAGTTGTTATTTGGAGGAGTTACGATTAGAACACCATTTCAATTTTCATACGACTTGATACCCAGATCTGAAGAAGAATCGTTAGTGGTTAAAAATATTATTAGATTATTCAAACAAAATATGACAGCAAGTAAAGGTAGTGCAGAGTCTAATGGTGGAGGATTTTTTGTAAAATCTCCAAATGTATTCTTACTATCTTACATGAGTGGTGGAAAAATACACCCATTTTTAAACAAATTTAAACCTTGTGCTCTATTAAATATGGGAGTAAACTATACTGCTTCTGGACAGTATGCAACTTATTCAGATGCTACTCCAGTTCATCTACAACTAAGTCTTTCATTTCAAGAATTATCTGTTGTATATGCTGAAGATTATAATGAAGGAGACGGTACAATAGGAGTAGGTTACTAAAATGTCATACTTTAGAGAATTACCAAATCTAGAATATCAATCAATACTTTCTGATAGAGTATCTTCTGACGAATATTTAATTGTAAAAAATTTATTTCGTAGAGCAAAACTTAGAGAAGATCTTCAAAATGTTTTTACGATCTTTAATAAGTATCAAATACCAGATGGATCTAGACCAGAATTAGTTGCTAAAGAGATCTATAATAGCGCACAATATGATTGGATTGTTTTAATTGGTGCAGGAATCACTAATGTTAGGGATCAATGGCCATTATCCGATAGAGATCTTTATACTTATGCCGAAGAAATATATGGTGAAAATTTAAATGATATTCATCATTATGAGACTACGGAAGTCAAAGATTTAAAAGGAAGATTAATTCTTCCTGCAGGAAAAGTTGTTGATGCATCCTTCACTATACCAAACCAAAATTTGTTGACTCAAACTATAAATCCTGTAACTGGAATTACTAATTATGAATATGAAGTAAGAAAAAATAATAAAAAAAGATTAATATATGTTATCAAACCATCTTACTTAAAACAAATTATTAAAGATATGAGAAACAGTTTACTTTATGATGAATCTTCACAATATATTAATGAAAAATTGATTAAAACTGAAAATACTAGAAATACCTTACCATAAGAGTTCTAGATTCTTATCAAATATCATTACATATCGATGTTTGCGGGAGCGGTCTTTCCAGTCTCCTTCAGCACCTTTAATTTTGCCTCTAGAGTGTTTAGTTCCGTCTGCATAATAGAAATCTTTTTTTGCGTCTGTGAGTCCGCAATATTTAAAATTACAAGCGCGATAGATTGTACCATTATGGAAATCACTATCAGCGTAAGAGATGATTGCTTTAACTTCAGTATCCTTCCGTAACTGTCTAATCGCTCTTGAAACAAACCAAGAAGTGATATTATGCTCAGTTCGTTGAGTTTCGGGATGGATGCAGAGTCTTGATAACTCAAAAAGTCCTTGTTGTTCATTTCGTTCAAGTCCAAATGCACCTGTTGCAATTTCGGGAACAGGCAGTCCAGTAAAAATACAAACTCCTTGAAGACCACCAATATTTAATGGGCAAAAATCATTATTTTTATAAAGACCATAGTTATACCCAGATTTAAAATCTTTAGATATATCTTTAAGATAATGAAACTTCAGAAGTAACTCTGAAGATTCGGATTTACTTATGCGATCTATATAAAAATCTGACTTCATAAGAGTTTTTCTAAAGGATTTCTAATATCACTACCACTAAAATGATTTTTTAACAAATTTACTTGTTCTTTAAATTTTTCTTCTGGACAGCGTTGTCTGCCCAAATTAAATAATCTAAGTGCAATAACAACATTGCCAGGAATATAACCATCAAATTCGTCCAATCTTTCTAAACTTGGCGCAAGTGGATTATGAGATTCAAAAACTCCTTGTGGGTTAATTGGAAATCCTGTCCAATAACATTTGCCATTTTGGTTAAAAAATTGCTCAACTAAATACGTTTCATCAATAGTAACATCTAATGGTTCTGTTCTTTTGATTCCGTTTTTCTTTTCTTGTCCAGGTCGCGCAGCAGTTTTTGCTTTATGAATAAGTGCTTTCCAAGGATTTTTCATAATTAAAAAAATAGGGGAGAGGACTCTCAACTTCTCCCCCATTATAGCACAAATATCTTATTCTGCCAACTTTGCGAAGTAGGACAGAGTATCATCCTCATCTTCATCATATGAAGAAGACTTAGAAGAAGAACTCAGATTACTCAATTCGGTGCGAAGATCTTCATCAAGGTCACGAACTGGACCGCGAGAAGTCTCTTCCTCATCAGCAACCTCAGGGTCTTGACGACGAGCAGTCTTGTTGCCGAGAACATAATCAAGACGCTTCTTCAGTTCATCATAAGACTTGAACTGGTCAGCAGCAACGAGTTCTGCAAGAGAATACTGCTTCTTCCAGATTGCTTCCATTGCATCATCATCGTCCAGAAGAGCACCTTGTGCGGCAAACTCTGAAGAATCATAATTACGATAACCAGCAACATTCTTTGCCTTCAGTTTGAAGTTAGCACCCTGCCAGAAGTCAAACGGATCGATAGGAGTCTCATCTTCAAACTCTGGTTGCATTGCAGCAGTCAGTTTATCGAAGATTTTCTTACCAAACTTATAAAGGAACACTTTACCTTCGTTAGCAGGATTAGCAGGATCCTTGACAACATAGATGTTGCTCACATAAGTCAGTTTGCGCTTCTGCTTACGTGCTACTTCTTTACCAGCATCAGTACCATTGTTCCACAATTCGGAGTTGAGTTCCGATACGGGATCCTTCTGGTTCATGGTAGTAAGAGAATTCTCAATATACCAACCGCCAGGGCCTTGAAATGCGTGGGAGTACAGTTTTACAAACGGAAGATCTTCACCGTTAGGAGCAGGGAGGAAACGAATGACGGCATAACCATTGCCGCTCTTATCACATTCGAGTTTCCAAAGACGATCATCGCCAGATGATGTGTTATTATTCATTTTTTCTACTTCCTTGACCAGTTTTGCGGTCAGGGAACCAAGTTTAGATTGTTTCTTAAGATCAGAAAAAGACATTTGGATTCGTTGTGTAAATTGGATGTTTTGGATTTACTTAGATATTATAACAAAAATAATATCACTTGTCAATAAATTCCTTGAGAGACTCAATTGTTTTGTTCATACTATTGAAAAGTATATTCATATCTGTGTCAGGAGGAAATCCCATAATTGCCACAGATTTGCGAAGATTCTCTTTCATCTCAACCGCTTGTGGATCATCAGAAAGAGAAAGTCTTGTGTACATAATACGTTGCTTTTCTAGCAACTGAGTCAATTTATCAATGTGTTCCAGTTTATCTTCACGGGTCATCGAACCAAAAGTAAGAATACTTCCATAAATGAACTTTTGAAGTTCATTAATTTCTTCAAGTTCTTCCTGAATCAATTCAGAATCAAAGAATTTACTCATTTACAATTTCCCGTAAAAGTTTTTTGTACTGGAATACATCGATATTTAGAAACGGTTTGTATTTTTTAATTTTTAAACTTACGGTTTCCCACACTGGGTCCAAAAGTTTTTTATCAAACACATTCCCGAACTGGAATATTATATCATAAATCACCAGGGTTTCAATACCAATCTTCCCGCCCAGGAACTTTTTTAGAACTGGTGGATGTCCTTTCGAACAATTGAAAGCATCTTCTAATTTTGTTTCCGAGAGTAATTCTTCCGATTGTTCTTTGAACAAGTAGGTCAAACTCTGCTGTCGTTTCATCCACTCGACGTATGTTCTTTCTCCAGAATTTATAATTTCTCCAATCCATATGTTTTGTGGGTTATCGGCGGCAAGAAAATTGGCAAGAAAATAATCTACTATTTCTTTATCAGAATATTTACGACTGGATTTCTCAAACCAATATTTATCTTTGCGTTTGTTAAAAGAAGTTAGAGTTGCCCTTGACTTCCCACCATATTTAAAGAAATCGTATTTTGGATTTGTAAAATGACTTTTGAGTGAAAGATAATGTTGATAGGTCTCAAAAGGACTCATAGGGGCAATTTTGCTCTCGAAGTTTTTTTCATAAAGTTTAGGTTGATAGCATCATACTTCAATCTTTCTTTAAGTGGTTTTGATACGAGTTTCGTAATTGAATCTACTTCAATACCATTCACTTCACAATAGTGAACGATTGCATCAATATAGTTGCACTTTTCTTCTGCAACAATTTTTTCCACTTCCAGTGCAAACTTGGAAGGGGTGAGGAATTTATCCTCCATTACCTGCTCTAGTTCTTTATTTGGTTCCATACTGCTCAAGTTTATCTCCAACAAATTTTCTAATATATTGGACGAGCAATTTAAGGTACTTTGCTTTGTCGTATTCTTCATAAACTACACATTCTCCATTTTCACAAGACATAAT